ACTCACCCTGTAATCTGCCTGCCTCAAACTCTTGTTTAATGTGAGCATCACTGGTTCGCATAAGTTCTTCATACAAGCCAGAGCCTTTAGACTCACCTGTGGTTAGGTCTCTAATATCTAACATGGTTTACCTCTAATAATAAAAAAGGGAGCTTTCGCTCCCTAGTATAAATAAAAACCAGTGATTAAACAGACTGACGTTTAGCCTGTTCTGCTGCTAGGTCTTTTAGTTCTTGTTCTGTCAGTTGAGGGAGTACCTCAATCTGGTAAGCATTACGCAATTGCTTCTCAGGTACATCACGACCATTACGCTTAACCATACGAACACCTGCATACTTCTGGCTCTTGATTTGAGTGTATAGCATTTGCTCGATGTGAGTGTCCTGATTGAACGGTACGAAGCGAGAGATGGTTTTTACTACTGAGTTACCTGTACGGAAGAACTCACCCTCAGAATCCTTCTTAGAAGGGTTAAGAGGTTGAATGTGTACACGTACTAGCTTAGTTGCTTCTTTGATGATTGCATTACGCTTATCGTGAGCACCTTGAGGAGCTGCTTCTTCTTTAGGAGCAAGCTTCTCGTTTACTTTAGCACGTAGCGTCTCTACACCGATGTTAGGTGAGTACTTGATGCCCATGTCATCAGCACGTTCTTTAAGTAGTTCTAGTTCAGTTTTAGCTGTATCTGTCATGTTTAGTTCCTTGGATACTAGGGATTGTTTGAGTGGTTAGTTTAAGGCTATACACCTTATGGTTCAAGTTTATGCTTTATGGATACAAAAAGCCTCCACTAGGGAGGCTTTTATTACGTTACTTAGTTATTAAGAACGTGCAACAGTTTTAATCAAGCCCAAACGCTCAGGACGCATTACTAGTGAACCGTACCAGAACTTGATAGAGATGAAGCCAATCTCACCGAATGGGTCATGTGCACCGTAAGAGATGTCATCACCTGGGTTAGAGTACTTGATCTTGAACTTAGTAGACTTACCGTCAGTTTGGAAACCGATAGTAGTGAATGCACCGTCACCAACAACTAGCATTGGGTGGATGTCGTAGTTACCGCCTGTAGCTGTGTAACCTGCGTTAGCACCTGTCTCAGCTGCACCTGCACCTGCCCACTTCTGCATTTCAGGAACCTGAACGATACGGAAGTCACCTACTTTACCAATCTCACCGTTGATAGAGTTAACGCCTGCAATACCTGCGTGTGCGTAGTGCTCAACACCTACGAATGCTGGGTTACCGTGGTGGTCAGTCATGCGAGATAGTGTAGGAACCATTTCTGAGCCAACGTACATGTAGTAACCAGAGTTAACTACTTTAGTATCTACCATACGAGAACCAGTGATAACACGAGTCTTCTTAGGAGTACGGTTGTTAGCTAGGTCGATTGATAGACGTTGTAGGTCATCGTAAGTTACTTCAGAGATGTCAGCACCTTCACCAGTAACTTCAGAGTCTTGAGTTGCAACACCAGCGTACTTAACAACACCTGCACCGTTTAGAAGGTCCATCTGGATTAGGTCTTCGTTTAGTTCGTTAGCTGCTTTAATCATCTCTGATGATAGGTGACCGTATAGCTCGTTGTCTGTATCGAAGTCTAGAGCGTCACGAGAGAACTCAGTGAAGAAACCTACTTTCTCCATAGTACCTTCGATTACTTTACGAGAAGTACCAACACGGTTAGCACGACCACCAGTCTCACCTAGTAGAGGGATCTTTGCAGAGATAGTAGTAACGTCTTTGCTTGAACCATATAGGTTACCGTTAGAGATTGTTACACCAGCTGCATCGATACCTTGGTCATTGATGTTCGCGTCATCAAGGATAGGTAGGTAGTGGTACTTAGAGATCTTCTTACCGAAGTGCTTAGGCATGTACTTAGTATCTGCTAGTGCACCGAAGTAAGTCTCTTTAGCTGCTTCGATAAGAGACTTCTTGTGCCAGTATTCAGTGTTAATCTGACGACCAGTACCTTTGTCTACGTCTGAAGGTGTACCGTTAGGATCGTTATAACGGATTTGTGTAGTATCATTTAGAGCCATGATTGTATTCCTTAAATGTTGATATCGTTAATCTTTAGAAACTCTTCATCTGACATACTAAGAGGATTAAAAGGTTGGCTCTTAGCTGCCTGATTCTTGGTTTTAGGTGTAGCTGCTGCCTTACGTTTTGTAGAGCGAGCAGAATCTTTTGGCTTAACTTGTGTCGTAGCTACTGGAGAAGGTTGCTTAGGTTGACCTAGACGTCCTTCCTGATACATCTGCGCACCTACAATTCTGTAAGCCTCAAAATTAGACTTATCACTTAATCCCCCGAACATGCGTACATGTTCTACCTCTGCTTGAATCTGGTCGAAGATGCCTAGTTGCATTTGTTCGTTCAGCTGTGCAATCAGATGTGGTTCTTTAGTGAGGAGTTCCTTACTACCGTCATCCCATTGGTTTCCAATAATATCAATACATTTGCTACCAGTAGGTGTGCTCTCTACTTGTTCGAGTACCTGCTCTAACTGAACTGCATTATCTGAAACTTGGTGATTGTTGGGTGTGTACTCAACTTCGTCTTCTAGATCCATAGGGTCAATCTCAGCGTCTTTGACTAACTTAGCGATTGCCTTAGGGTCTTTGTTACTTAGGTCGATGAGGTAATTTAGTTTGTCCCCATCTAGTAAGTTATTCTTCTCAAGGGTTTTTAACACTTTAAGATTCGGCTGTAAAGCCTGCATCTTCTTAGTGTAGTTAGCACCCATCTGCATTAATTGAATAGCTTCGTCTACATTACGAGCCTGAACATCAGAACCATTAGCCTTGAAAGGCTGTAGAATACGCTCTAAACCAAGGTCATTAGATTCAGTGTTTTCCTCTGGTTCCTCATCCTGAGAATCCTCTTCCTCTTCAGGTACCTGTTCCTCTGACTCTTCATAAGATTCTTCTACTTCCTCTGTATCAGTTTCTAGTTGTTCTTCTGGTTCAACGTACTCGTACTCTTCCTGAGATTGAGCCTCCTCTACAGGAGACTCCTCAGGTAGTTCTGGCTCAGGTGCATTCATAAAGTCTTCATCAGACATACCTAGTGTGCTCATGGTTATTCCTCCATAGCTACTTCGTCACGTAGTTCTTGAGCTTCTGATAGAGCACTCTCCATCATCAGACCATTAGACTTAACGTTACGGAAGTATTCATGTAATTCACCCATAGCATCTAGCTTACGTGTGTTTGATTCCATCAGTGCTTCACTGTTACGGAACTCAGGACGACCACGTACAGCGATGGTATTGAGTGCAAATTCTTTAAGGAATCCTTCAGTCACTACTTTGCGAAAATCACGATTCTTTTCTAATCGTACTAGCGCATCTCGTAGTGCAATAGATTTCTTTGCTTGTTCAATTTCAATGTCGATGTTACGTACTTCATGTTGCATTTTAAGTTTCCTCGTTATGAGACTTGTTTAGGTGGGTTTAGATCTGCCTTCAAGATTTCTAAGGCCATGTTACCTTCAGCCTGAGCTCTATCTTGTTGTACATTTCTAGCGTGTTGTAAACCTGATTGCTGTTCCAAGAAGTCTAGGTCTTTTTGGTCAGTATCAGATTGGATATTACTTGCTTTAGCTCCAGTCTCTGCTGCTTTAGCCATATCTAGCTGAGCACCAGTCTGTAGCTTGCCTACTTCTGCTTGTAGCTTCATGTTCTCAAGCTGTAGCTTCTGCATCTCCAGTTGCTGCATCTGCTGCTGTACTGGGTCAGGTTCTGGTCTATAGTCTTGGATACGTTGAGCCAAGTTAGGCATCTTACGTAGCCTAGCAATGTCTGAGAGGACAATCTGACTCAATTCAAGAGGTAGAGAGTTACCCATGGTTTGTAGCATAAATGCTAGTTCTTGAGCCTTGGTGTTATCTTCTTCGGCTGTAGCAATAGTTACTGAGATATCGTAGTGACCTGCTAGGTCATCTCTACGAATAGCAACAAACTCATCATCAGTCACTCGGATGATTTCTTCATCAGATAAGAACTCACCATTCATAGCAATGATCTTCTTACCGATATCAGTCATCAGCTTAGCCAGTCTACGTAGAATACCTGTCTCACGTTTAGTAGCTGCATCTAGTACACCACGGTCAGCAGTAGCTGTACCAGCACTAGAGTCTGTTGCACCGAATGGACGAACACCAGTTAGGTTGTTTGCATCAACCTCTTGCATGTTCAGCATCAAACCTACTGAATTAGGAATCTCAGGGTATGTGTGGTTGATGATAGCTTGACGAGGGTCTACTGCAGGGTTGAACTCATAGTTCTCACCCTTCTTGTACTTACGCTTGTTTACTGCATCAAGAGCATCCTGACGGATACCTTCTTGAGAGTTAGCACTTCGAGCCAGTAGATCGATAGCACCACGCATTACTGCACCGATGATAGCTTGGTTATCTTTAAGTAAGAAACCATCAGGCTGTCCATACACTTCGTTACGTACTGGTAGGTACTGAGCAGAAGTAAATGGAATCTTCTTATCTGGGTAAGGGTTCTCTTCTAAACGAATAAGAGTAGAGCCTACCCATGTTGCTACGATTGGAGTAGTAATGCCTGAACCATCTACATCCCAGTATCCCCAGTATTCGTATGCTACGAACTTCTGACGTGCATCATCCTTGAAAGAGAATGACTCATCACCTGATACTTCATGGTCAGGAGCACTCAGCACAGAGGTTGTAGACATCTGGATATTGTCTAGGTTGAAGTAGTTACCTTGCTTCTTAAGAGCACTCTTAGAAGTCTCAAAAGAGTAGATAAAGAACTCAGCCTTATTCAGGTCACCATTACATGTTGGGTCAGGGTAGCAGTTAGCACTGTTACATACTTCAACTGTAGGTTGGTTCTTAAGAAGTAGTTCATCCTCTACTTTCTGCACTTCTTTAAGTACAGGGTAAATAGGTTGACCTGACTGTTCAGTTAGAACCAGTGCTTGTTGAATATGTTCTGGTACGTGCTGCTTGAAAGCATATGGGTCTTTCTGCTGAAGCATTGCTGCTTGCTGAAGTTCCAGTACCTGTTCTTGTGTCTGAGCAGGGAAGTAATCATAAATAGGAACTTCCTTAACGTACTCTTGGCTTTCTGTTTCCCAACCAGTACGAACAAAAGCTGTACCTTCATCTACTAGAGTACGAACCAGAGTATCTACAAATAAGGTCTTATCAATTTGGTTGTTCCATTGATAGTTGATTACTTGTTCATTCTGTTTCGCTGTCTCTTTGTCGTTAGCTGATCGTGGTTTAAGGGAGTACATGTCCTCAGTAGCAAGGAATGCCTCTGACAGAGCTGCATATCTCCACTCAGCATGTTTACGGATAAGCTGAGGTTGTACCTGAGAATAACCGTCTCGTTT